ACCCCGGTTGAGTAGCAATCAAATCACCGCCAACTACACCGGAACCATCACCTAGGTTATAGGGGTGCAGATCCACGTATACCGCAGGGGTGGAATCCTCTCGGACTTTAGTACCCGCCCCATCTGTCATCACATAATCGGCCATTATTGTATCCTCTAGCCCTTATGGGTAATAGGGTGCTATGCCGCGTCAAAGGAACTATTGATAACCACCGCCGCGCCGGTCGTTGCTATGGCACCGGGCGGGATAGCTCGTTTGATCCAGATGCCAACCTGTTGCCCGGCCGTTAGTGTGCCGATACTCAGCCCGGCGGTTTGCGTGATTCCGGTATTCCATGTAACCCCACTAGGGGCCGTGGTGTTGTTGGCGATGGATGCAATAGCGGCCCCGCCCGAAGTCACCCCATTCGTGTCAATTGCAATAGCGATAGGTGGTACGGGCCATGCAATATCTCCGCCCGAACCCGCCGCCGCACTGGTACCCAATAACCCCCGCCCAAAACTTGGTATGGTCAGGGTGGTATTGGTGCGTTGTGTGTAGTACACAATCTCGCGGGTGGACGTTCCATTTTGGATATTAACCCATCCACTATCTGGCCAACCGGCGAAGGATCCGGTTGTTGTGATGGTCCCTGCGCCGCTGCTGCCCAACTGCCCTGCATCGGTGGTTGTTCCTGAACTAACCAATGTTCCTATCCAGCGTTTGAAGGACACGACGCTATTTGCCGCTTCATTTCGAATGATGGTGGATAGGTATTGTGTAATACCCGCCGCCGCATTAGCAGAGGAAACATCATTGAATGAAAAAACATCGTTTGCAAGGGGTGTTAGAGTCACTGTCGCAAGGCCGGTAAGACTTGCCGATGATGTACGGGATACCCGTAAATAAGCCCCCGGGGCACCGGAACTCTCGACGATTTTGGTTTCACCGTTAGCGATGCTAACGGTAGGGCCACCTGTGCCGCCTGCCGTGGCCCATTGCAAAGTATTGGCATCTACGGCCGTCAACGCACCAGCGCCCGCCGTATTGCCGCCAGCGGCATAATTTACCGTTATCCCGGCTATGGCGTTCGTAACCACAATACCATACGACGACGCTTCTGTGCTTGAGCGGTAAGACCCCAAAGAGGCTAGTGGACTGGTTTGTGACCCACCGTCACTACCGGCACCGGTAAGGTATTCCCGCAGGCTGTCCGCACGTGTTTGAATTGCAGGCATGTGGTAGCTCCTATCCTATTACAATGTTTTGTCCTGAATTATCGTAGTTAATGCTAGGCCGCACTTCATCCGGAGGCCTAACAACGTGCATTCTAAATTCAAGGGGATTTGATTTTTGGCCTATACTATCCACAGCAGTCACTCGATAGTCGGCGTCCGCACCATCCGCTAATAATGGGGATGTTGCAGTGTACACATAGCTTCCCCGTTCTGCAACGACCGCTTTGGTCACCCACGCGCCACCGGTGTATTCCTCCAACAGGTAGTAATCACAAACAACCCCATACCACTGAATTATCAAAAAACACTTATTTTGCTCGGTTAGGGCAAGCACACCCGCCGGGACCACTTCAATGGGTGGTGGGTATTGTGAATATGCGGCTAGTGCCACGGAATAGGAAGTCCCCACGACCACAGCTAACTCCACACCCCACAAGACAACCCTATACGAAGATGCATCGGTAGAATTCCAGGTAAATAGCCAAGAACCATCCGGTTGTTTTGTTATTGTTTGGAGGGGAATGGAATTAATCATCATGGGGAGACCCAAGGATCATGAAAATCGAAATAAGCATACAACAAAAAAATCCTCGTTGTTCGTACATTCCCGCCAATTCTAAAATACGGTGCCGGAATGTTTCTCTGCCAAGCGGCATTTATAGGGCGGAATTGTCCGCCGGTAGTGTTTAATACAGTAGTGGATCTGTTTATAGCATCTGCCCACCCCAGTAACGGACCAGGCCCAACGTAGTCTGTTAAATAAGGAGAATCTTTATACCACACAGGGGGCGAATTGTCATTATCCCGTATTGTGTTTTTTACCTGCGTGTACTGCCTTATTGTTACCGATGATGTGATTATTGGGTTTGTGTTATCCGCCCCTGTACCTAACACATCATAAATAGAAGGATATTGGTAAAAACGAGAATCTTCTGTAACGGCAATAACTGCACCCAACACACCACCTAAATCCGCAGTTTTATTTTTGGGGAGTACCTGGCTAAACCCTGTTACGGATCCCGTGATGGTTGTCCTTCGTATCGCATCCGTATTGATATAAATACCACCATCTAACGGCCCTTCATTCGGAAGATTCTGGGATAGGTACCTAGCATCATTTATCCAATCGCCCTCGGATACACAGGTGGTGTTGAACGGCTGCAATTCGGTTAATTCGGATGTGTCTAGATGGTTAAATATATCAACAATCTTATCTATCGTCTGTCGTATCCAATCCCTAGGTAGCGGAGGGGCTATGCCAGGATTGGTTTCACCGGGATTGGGTGTGTTGTTTGTGTGGTATCCGGAACCAACCTGGCACACATTCGACCAGTAACTATAATCCTCAATACCCCTACCGCTGTATGAAAATGGTCCGTTGTACCACGCTGTTCTTTGGTTTGTGTCAGGTTTATGCAACCATATTTCTGGGTTGTCATTCATCCACTGACTAAACAGTGCGTTAGTGGTTGTGAAGAATACCCGCGTATTCGCCTGTTCGGTAGAGTTAGGAAGTAACACACCAAAATCACCGCTAAACAATGGCGGCACAAGGTGTAGATCATCTTTATAATCCACCTTGATTGTATTCTGGTCCGGTGGCAGCCCGTAAAGACTAATATCAATTGCATTGTGGACAAATAGCAATGCCGGCAATAGGCCACTGCTTATTTGCGGTACAGATGCCCCAGTACCTCCCTTAAGAGTGTACTCGAACACAAAGGACGATGGTAGGCTGACTACCTTGGTACATACCATACCGTTACGAAATGCACCGGCACTAAGTGCATCCGCACCCACTACACTCCACGCTAAGTCTACTTTTCCTTTATTCTGCGATAGGTACAAATGGAAAGGTCCACCACCAAAAAATCCGGGGGACTGTATCACTACTTCATCATCCGATATTCGTTTGGTTATATAGTATCCACCGGTTATAGCCCCAGTTCCATTCCTACAATATCTCCAGTGCATCCTATCAAGTACGGTTTGCACGCCGGCGCATGTCGGGCTATTTCGGATATATATGGTTGTGCCGCTAGGTGGCAACAGATCCCCGGCACCTTCCACTATATGTATGGTGTCGTTGTCGGCCGTATCAATGCGAACGCGGCTTCTATAACCACCATCCCACACAACATCTATCAATTGCCCCACCAAAAAATTATGCAAGGAATATTTATACGGCGCAAAAACGGATGAATCTAATGAATTCCCCACCCCGTAATTAAAATAACGGTAGCTTCCGTCTAATGTAGCAGATAATCTATCTTCTGAGACAGACACAATCACAGTTTTTTCGTTTTTCGTTTTTATCTCTGTAAAATCCACACCTCGCATTACCCGGTCCCGGTCATCCATAACAAATGACATCGAAGTGCCTACCGGAGGCAATCCTATGGAAAGTCCTTGGTATGCCGGTTGAGCATTAAAATAAATATCCGTCCCATTTACAATAATTATGGATGCCGGTGTTACTACAACACTTCCTTTGTATGTAAATGAAACACTCGCAGTATCTCCAGCCCTAAAGGTGTGCGGTCCTGTAGCACGAATCCAACCAGTTATAACAAACGGAAAAAACCTAGGAGGGGGATCCAATATAGTTATAGGACCAGTAGCACTAGCCGCTACGCCATCGGGCCCCGTCACCCAAAATGGTTTTTGGCCGGACACAAACTGATATGTCAGTTTACTATCTCGTGAATACCATGCCGTGGGCGTGTTGAAAAAACCAGAAATATCCAACATGGGAAGCAGGCCCCGTGTCAATTGCACCGGATCACGGCACTGCTTTGACAACGGGTCTAGGTCTAGTGTGGCCCTTCGTTTATTCACCGCCTCTAGTAAATCAAACCTACACAGGTCGTGTCTAACCCTTAGGTCTGACCGCACATACGCAAGGCTGGCCCCCTCGGTGAATGCGTAGGCATCTGACACGATACATCCCAATTAAGAGGGGTTGTCATACACAGGAGTCTGGTCCCACTGAACAGCCCATGCACGCCCGCCGCAATTCAAATCTTCCCAGACAACAGCAACCGGGTTCCCATTATCATCTAATGTATCGGGATCAACTAACCCAGTTGTCCCGTGCCTTGCCGTTATAACATCACTTTTGAAATATGGGGGTGTTACCACCTGCTTTTCTGTGATGGCGTTTGTACCCGTGCCAACCTTTGCCGTGCGGGTCTGCAGGCCCGTATACGTGTACAGAATTTTACTGGTGTCAACAGGTGTGCTACCAGAACCATCATCCCCATAATCAACGGTCTTTCCATTCCACCGCTTGTACTGCAACAACCGGGGCTTGGCCACCGCCACCACCGCCGCATCCGGATCCGGTTCCGCCCCTTCCGTATACACACGGCACCGCACATAATCCTGCTTAACCTCCACCACCTCAAATAGTTTGAGGATGTTGCGGGGTGGGTTGGGACGGGGACTATCGGTCTGCTCCACCACCACGCGGTCGCCCAGCATTTTAACCGCTATGCCCCGGCCACCGGTTATTATCCGAGGCATGGCATGCACAAGGAAATTCAAAAAATCCGCCGGAATGGTCCGGGAGCCCCGTACAATGTCTTCTGGCTTTGAGTGTAGGTTAGGCATTAGAGTATCTGTTGCCAGCCCTCAAAATAACTGCCAAACACAAGGTCGAAATTTGCTGGACGGTGGTAGGGGATGGTCACAAACCCAACGTCAGGCACCAAATTTGGCGGCGGTTGGCCAGTCCGTTGGTCTGTGAATACTGCGGTGGGATTCCACCCGTCATAATTGTGTTGGAATTCAAAGGTAAAGTGGTAACGGGGGAACCCATTAGTGGCCACGCCAATACGCTCATAGCCAACCTCCATACACATCCATTCTCCGGGTGCATGGTTAGACCAGACAACGGCGTTAATAGTACCGACCAGGGCGTCCCGGATAATGCTTGGGTTGTATGTGTTGACATACCCCTCAAAATGAATGTTTGTTTCCGGTAGCATGACCTTAATCTCCCCGCCCTGTTGGATAGTCTGTCCGGGGTAATCTGGATCATCTGCCGGAAATGTGTGTTGGACGAGGATTTGTTGTGGGTCCCCCTGCCCATTCACCCGGTAGAAATTGGTGGTTGTTTGTTGCGCACTTGCCCTACTCTTTGCGAATATCATACGACCGGTGCCGCTTGTGTCGCTTAGGTTTTGGTTGTCGATAACTAACCCATACACAAGCTCCACGTCAACCCTACCAGAATCGTCGTTGGCCACACGGGGGTTGCGTTGCACAAGCACAAGGTCGGAGAACCCGGTGCCAGCTAGGCCACTACCGGCGGCCGGTATGCCCGCCTGTTCCAGGGCCCCCATAAGCACGGAATAATCAACGCTAACAAGTCCGGTAACTACGGCCAGTCGCGTTAGACCGGTAATTACACCATTCCGCTCAGTCATACTAAGCGTAGACACATGGTTTATGGATACTATAGGGGTCATGACACTATTCCGGTAGATCCTCGTTGCATCAACTCAATCATGGTGTCCAACCTGTTTTCTACACCCGTCGCCTCGACCTTTTGACCCTTGGCACGGCCGGCGGCAGATAGGCCACCCGGGCCATCCAGCACAAATCGCCGCAAACTGATCTGCTTAAAATCATCACCCACATCATGGCCTGTTTTGCCCTTACGGTTAAGCTGACTGAGGATGTTATTTACGGCCGAACTCATGCCTACATCGTCACCAAAATCAAAGGGCTTCTTTTCTGCGGTCTCTTTCTTCTCCCGTATTTTCTTTTCTTCCGGTTTTGGCTTTTTGCCGAATAACTCATCTATAAAGTCGGCATATTTCAGTTCCGGGGCTTTGGGAGTGCTTGGCGTAAACCCTTCCAGCACCCCCCGCATACTACCAAGGCCCCGATCTATCACCCCACCGGCGGCCTTAGTAAAATCATTGGTAAAGAAACCAGAGTTAAAACCTTCCCCAAATTGAGCAGACAAATCCTTCTTAAATGCGTTAGCCATTGCCGTGGCCATTCCTACCGCATCCACACTGGCCGATTCTCCGGTGAATATACTCTTCCACCACGCCTTAATCTTTACAATCATCTCCCAAAATCTAAGTGTAATGATGGCCAGCCCGCAATAGATGATTGCATGGGCTTCGATTAACGCGGCGGCAATACCCCGGGGCAATGCCATCCACACATCGTACATAGCACGGTAGGCGGTACCTACAAACAACCCAATAAGTTCAACAATGGTGCCAACCATTGTGCGGGTATTGATTGCTATGTTACCGGCAAACACCACAAAGATGCCAACCGCGTCACGCAGGATGGATTCCCAGTAGGAACCAAACCACACAAAGACGGCTGCCACATTATCACGAAATTCAGACATAAACCCAAAAACATGATAGAAGAAGACCATAGTGGCTTCTTTGGCCGCGTGCCATGCGGCAACCAAGCCCTCGGGCCCGGCCACCAGGGCGGTGATTGCGGCCACCGCTACCCCCACAGCAATAAAGAGGGCAAGCAACTGGGCCGTCACGCCCAGGACGCCCGTCAGGGCGGCCCAGACCAACGCCACACCAACCTTAATAGCCGCCCAATACGTTACAACCATCCCCAGGCCGGTGGCCGTAGTAGCTATGAATGCGGCAGTGGCCAATAACAGGGGGCCTATGACCGCTACCACCCCGGCAACGACTAGGATAGTTCGTTTTTGGGTGTCGTTGAATGTATTCCAATAATTGATCGCCTTCTCAACCTGTTGGTTGAGCCAGCCAAGGGCAGGTGCCAGTAGCCGGCCAATCTCTATCCTCGCCGCCACAACCTTGTTGCGCATAATATCCATTTGGGCGGAGAATGATTTTAGTTGTTCGTTGGCGATGTGTTCCGTGCTACCGCCGGCCTTCCGCAAATCCTTCTCATACTCACGTATTTGCTTAGACATACCCAGGAGGCTATAGGTAGCCGCCACGCTACGGTCGGTGAACCCAAGCGTAGAAAGAACCATCTTCTTCTGCTGATCACTCAGACCACCCAGCAACCGCTCTAGTTGTTCCACGATACTAACAATGGGCCGCATCTTGCCGCGCATGTCATATACCGACAATCCAAACATACCCCACGCCTGCCGGTTATCCAATGCGGCTGCCTGTAGATCACGGAGCACGATGTATAGTTGCTCGCCGGCCAGTTCCGCCTTCACGCCCTGCGATGCCAATGCCGCCAACACGGCAACACCCTCTTCCATATCCTTATTCAACAACCGCAACGCGGCGGCGGATTTAGTGGTGAGGGCACGTGCAAACTGTTCCGTGGTGGCATTACTGATGATATTTGCCTTGATCAAGACATCCGATATCTTGACTAGGTTTTTCATGTGTTCTGCGGTATTTTTGGAATTTAGCCCCAGGGCCGCCTGGCTATCCGCTAATAACGTGGTAGCACGTTCCAATTCAAAGGCACCGGCTACAGCAAACCGTTCCACCGTGGCTACCGAATGCAAGGCCTGGCGGGCCGAGTAGCCGGCCGAAATGAGGTAGTAATACGACTTAGCCAAGTCCACGGCCGAGGTTATGCTACGCCGCGAAATGGCGATGGCATTCTGTTCCATTTCCCGCCGCAACCCCTCGGTAACCTTACCGGCAATGGCCAGTGATTGTGTAATGGCGTTATCAAAGGCAGCAAATTCCTTAATAGAGGTATTTGCCATAAGGGCCAACGGGGCGGTAATAGCCAGGGCCATGCGCGTCCCGACCCTAGTCATTCGCTCTGCCTGGTTATTCAGAAGCGACACCGCCTTCATCACCGGAGTGGTGTACGCCAGTGTGTCCGCCATTAACTTCACTACCAGGGTTTCTACCGTTGTTGCCATGTGCGTTATGTTCCCGATGGGCCCCGGCCAAGAACCCGGCCCAGGCGGCCTTAGAACGTAGCATGTCCCGTTCTGTGTCACTCAAACCATCATCACTAAATAACGACTCTTCTTCCTCTTTTTCCTGGGCCTTGCCCCTTTGTTTGCCTTTAGTTGCCTCGAACTTCATACGGTCCATAATGTCCTTAACCGTATCGCTGCATTTAGCACCGCATAGGGCCGCAAAGCTAGTACGCACCTCCAGCAATAACGCGGCCATAAACCACTGCAGGGGCTCAAACTCATTAGGCCAAAACTCCTCGTAGTAAACACACGTCTCCACGAATTGCTTTGAACCCATCTCCTTTTTAAGCCGCGCCATTGGCACGCCGAGGCGATGTTGGATGCGTTGCCATCGCATTGCATCCACATCGCCCGCTAGTCGTTTTTTGCTTCTTCCTCAGCATCCTCGCCCAAACCATTCATTTTTTGGGCTGCGGCGTACAGTTTTGCCTGAACCGATGATGGCCACGCATGAATCTCGGTAGCCGGTACCAATTCGCCACCCTCATAGAGGCAGCGGCAAAGCAGGGCTGCATGAATACCCTTCATGGATTTCATAGTAGCCGTACCACTAGCCGTATCGACCTTCACGCCCTTGGTCATGTTGGATAGGTACTCGTCCCGCAAATCACCATCCATCTCCCTCATAACGAGGTTGCGGATGTTGCCGGACTGTTCTTTGACCTTTACCGGGCGTTCGGTAAAGGCCAGGGACACTTCAATGACGTCGTCGCTCACAAAACACCTCAAACAAGCTAGGGGACTTGTTTACACAAACACACCGACCGCTACACACGGCCTAACTAATAACCGGGGCCACCTCGGCACCACTTGAGTTCTGGTTCGAGCATTCAATAACCACGTCGGCCGTGGGCTGCTCACCTTCCTTTGCCTCACCTGGGGTAAACTTATCCAACCAACCCCAAAAGGTATTGGTGGTGCCGTCGGCAAAGGTAACCGTGATGAGTTGGAGTGTGTTGACCATGAGCACAATGTCATTGTACACAAGCGGGTCATACACAACATTCAATGACATATTCGTCATTGAAATGAGTTTCTTTGGTTGTTTGGTGCGGTACTTGGTGTTCCGCATCGTGGTGGTGTCATTCGGGCCGCCACCATCCATACCCGGTGGGGTTACGGTCTTTTCCTGGAACCGCACCGAAGGGTAATTGGCAAACGTCACAAGGGTCTTAAACCCGTCACGCACGTAACCCATAGCCACATCTCCTTAATTGCAGGGAGCCACATGCGTGGCCCGTTGATTGGTTGGTTGTTTGGGGTTAGATGAGGAGTGTACCGATACGCATAACAACCGCCGCTGCATCGCCGTGCGACATGGTGGCCGATGCTACCGTGGTGCCGGCCAGGGGGTTGGCCTCGCCGCAACCGGCATGCCAATCATACACCTCCCCGGCACCCAACGTCTTCGTGAGTAGGGTGGAACCGGCGGAGTCCAGCAGAGCGATGCGGCCAGCCTTGTCTGTCTGGATCAAAAGCTGCTGAACATCATCACCCACAAAATCAATATCCTTCGCCACCGCGACCATAACAACCACGGCCGTGGTTGTAGTAGGCAGGTTGCCCCCGCTGCCGCCGCTAATGGGCACGCTGGTCCCACTCACGGTACCTACGGTCACACCGGCGCGGCTACCTCCGGACCAATACAGGTCAACCACTGCGGAAGTGGTGATGCCGTGGCCGCTAACGAGGGTGAGTGTGCCGGCACTGTTGCTTGAGCGGGTGGTGAGTGTGCCGGTAGCCGCACTTGCGGGCACCGACGCCTTAACAAGTTCTTGCCGCTCTCCCGAACAAGATGGATTGGAAACAAATTGCTCGCCGGCAAGCGTGGTGGCCTTTTGGCTCTGGATCGTAACTCCCATCATGCGCTCCTATGCGTCAAATGTGAGGATGGCGTTGATTGAAAAGTTTTGTCTGCGGTCGCCTTCGGCGGCACCCATCGTCATAATGTCGCCTATGCGGGTGACGGCCACTATTTTTCGGGTCACGCCAACTACCACGAGCGCCCTATTATGCAGGGTGTCGAGCAGTTTAGCAATCCCATCGGTCTTTGCATAGCCTACTTCGTGAATAGGATGGCGGATGCGGATTTGAATGCCTGGGTGGACGATGCTCTCACCGGTCCTGTGATTACGGCCATCCCCACGCCCCTGCGTATCCGCGACTACAATAGACTCTTCACCGGTCTCACCCTCATACCCAATAAAAATGGGCCAACTATTCTTGAGTGGAGCACCAACCCAAGGGTACACACCCACACCACCCTCACTAAGGTATTGGGCTATGTACATGGCCGGGGTGGTGGGGGCTACGGGTGCTGTCATTTCGATGTCTCCGCAACCACGATTGCGCGGAAATTGCCTAAATTCCGAACCATAGGGTCTATAAGAAACTTGGCCTTCTCGCCCGGCTTGCGTGGGTGGCTATAGGGGCTGTAGGGGCGGGCCGCCTTCTTGGTCCGCCCGTATTGTTTTTTGTAGGCGGCTATTTCCTTGGCATATTTTTTGTTAAATACGTCACCGTGGGCAGCAGTTAGGTCTTCATGCACGTAAACCGCGTAGGCGGCCCGGTAGCCCACGTAAACAACCGTTCGGGTACCGGTGCCCTCATGGCGCACGCGGCCGCCTGCCCGCAAATTGTTTTTGTCTACGGGTACCTCTAACAGGCTCTCCCGCAGCAGTAGGACTCCGCATTTACGAAGCCCTCGGCTCACCCCGGCCTGCACCCTGGCATCAATTCTTTTGATAGCCCCAAGTACATTCCCCAGGCCCACGACCATAGCAAGGTTCGCCATAATTATCTTCCTGTCATTTTAGATAACAAGGCACCGCCACGGTTACGGGTAGGGGCCGGTGCCCCTACCACAAGGACACTACTCGAAGAGCCCAATAACTTCAAAAAGGGGTTAGTGTATACGTCGGCGCGTTCTGTTGGTGTGAGATATCTATTCACGATAAATAGACAACACAAATTACCATCCCACCCACCGTTAGCTACCGTGGCATTACCCCCGATAGCAACCTCCCCATCGGGTGTATAATCAATAGTACCAGCACCATCCCACGTCGTGCCTACTTCCGTAGCATCAACAGATAGCGATCCCGTGGATGTGGAGCTACTGTCGGGGTTCAACCCCATCGCCACTAGATGCCACGTATTGTCACTTATGGAACCTGCCGTAATATCATTTCCATTTGCAGAAAATGATGCCGCCGACCCAGAATACCTTGCTATCATCAATTGCTGGTATGTGGCCACAATCCCTGCAGATAAAAATGTATAAAAACCCCCTGCAGTATCCGATGTTCGTACAAACCCACCCACAGTTCGTGGGTAATTACCGCCCTGTACCCCCGTGTCCGTGCCTACGGCACACGCCGTATTACCTCCGGCAGAATTAAGAGAGCCGGCCACTCCACGGTTGCTGGGGTGGTCCGTTATTGCCAACCCATCCCCGCCAACAACGGCATCGTTTCCATTTCCAGAATAATCCGCAAGGTATCCGGTAATTGTGGCCCATGCACCCGACGATGTCCCGTTGTTGGCATTGCCAGAAGAATCGCCCACCGTCGTTCCGGTGCCCTCAGAGCATGCTAAATACAAACAACACCCGGTACCCGGACTGGAATAACTACGCAGGGCCCTAGTTGCAATATCTCCTATATCATTATCAAACACAAGCACCTGTTGAATATGCCCGTCAAAAGGATATGATGCAGCGGGATAGTAATTACCCACCATGAATGTATCCATAGTACCAAAGGAAATGGCACCATCGGCATGCACATGGGTCGCAACACGGCCGCTATCGACATATACAATAAGATCCGATATATTACAGGAATGTCCTAGTACAGCACTAGAAGGGACTCTAATACTA